TCTTCGAGTATTTTCATGAGCTTCCGAAATGGTTCACTAATTTATGGGTGCTTGTCGTAGCTAGTATTTTTGGAATTAAAGGAACACAAATCTTCCGTAACGGTAAGAAATAGCATTGCTTTTTATTTAAAAAAAGTATAAACAACTCCTATGATTAAAGGAGACAGCAGCGAGTACAATCTACTAGAAAAATGGTCTAAAAATTTTGATTGCCAAGGGTATTATTCCTGTGAAATTGGTGTAAGAGAAGGTCAAGGATCAAAAATAATTATGGATAACGTAACTAATAATTATTTTCATATTGGCGTAGATCCATACGGCGATATTCAATACAAACATTTTGATAACGATGAAAATTGTTATTGGACAGACCTTGAGGGTAATACTTTATATAATCCAGACGGTTCTTTTAAAAGACCTACCTATCCTAATTCTATGAGGGATCAAATGATAAAAGATTTTGCAGATTATACAAGAAGAGGAAAATATCATTTCATAAATAAAACAGACATGGATTTTATGAATGATGAGGGTTACAAAAAAATGATCTTCTCTTTTGTATTTTTTGACGGACCGCACACAACTAAAGATGTATTAAGGGAAGCCATGTGGTTTGCTGATCGATCAGCTAAACATACTAGATTTGTATTTGACGATCATGAGCATTACAGAATGGATATTATTGCTCATATTTTAACTTATTGGAATTTTAAAACGATAGAATCTTCTACAAATAAAATATTACTGGAGAAGAATGGCTGATATAGATTACGGAATAGTTAGACGAGTAGCAAATAAAAGAACTGAAACTTTAAAAGACAATTTAGTGTACTCTGTTGACAATGTGGAAGATCTTCACTATATTAGAGGACAAATCAAGGGCATAGAGTCCTTGCTACAGGATCTAAAAGACCTGCAGGAAAAACAACAGGAGCTAAATGACAAAGAACTCAGAGGTTTCGAAGACGGAAATACCTAACCGTACCGAAGCATTATTAGACAACTATAAATCCAAAGATAAAATTGAAGAAACTAGGCTTGATGCAAAAGCTGTTGAAAGTAATAAAGATCTTTTAGACAGACTTCCCTCTCCAACTGGTTACAGACTTTTAGTTTTGCCTTACGCAGGGCCTGAAAAAACTAAAGGTGGTCTTTATCTTGCGGACACAACTCAAGACACAATACAAATGACAACCGTATGTGCATATGTATTGAAAGTCGGAGATCAGGCCTACAAAGACGAATCAAAATTTCCTAACGGACCTTGGTGTAAAAAAGGTGACTGGATAATTTTCGGACGTTACGCAGGGTCTAGATTTAAAATAGAAGGCGGAGAAGTTCGTATTCTAAACGATGACGAGATAATCGCTAAGATTAATAATCCAGAGGATATCTTGCACGCATACTAATCACATACGCAAAAAAACAGGAGCTACTATGGAAACAAACGAAGAAGTAAAAAAATCGCCAGAAGTTGAATTAGATACAGACGGCATTCAAGAACAATCAGTAGAAATCAAAGAAGAAAAAGTTGAAACTGCTGAACCCGAACTACCAAGGGAAGAAGTTGATTTAGGTTATACTAAACACGATGATAAACCTGAAGGTATCGAAAAAATTAAAGTCGAAGAAGTAAGAGAAGAAAAATCGGAAGAATCAAAACCTGATTTAGCTGATTATTCTGACTCTGTTAAAAAAAGAATTGATAAGCTAACTAGAAGATACAGAGAAGCTGAAAGAAAAGAAAAAGCAGCTGTAGATTATGCTAAAGGTGTGCAGAAAAAACTAGATGATCTTAGCGGAAGATTCAACAAAACGACTAAAGGTTATGTTGAACAATATTCTGCTAGAGTTGAAGCAGAACAAGCTAAAGTTAAAGATCTTTTAAAAAATGCAATCGCTGAACAAGACGCAGACAAAATTGCAGAAGCTAATTCTAGAATGGCAACATTAGCAGTTGAAGCTGAAAAAGCTAAAATGTCAGCTAGTGAAGTAGAAGCTAATACTTCTGCTCAAAAACAAACTCAAGAAACGCAAACACCTCAAAGTCCATCTTACCCAGAACCATCCCCTAGAGCAAAAGGTTGGGCGGAAAAGAATGAATGGTTTGGTACAGATAAGATTATGACAAGTGCTGCGTTTCAAACTCATCAAGATTTGTTAGACCAGGGGTTTGACGCAGAGAGTGATGAGTATTATAATGAGATAGACAAAGTTATGGTGGAAAATTTTCCTCATAAATTTGGTCAAAAACAGGAGCAAAAGAAACCCGTCCAGACTGTTGCTTCTGCCCAAAGAAACCAAAGCGGACGCAAATCAGTGAAACTCACTCGTTCACAAATAGCTATTGCTAAAAAATTAGGAGTGCCACTAGAGGAGTACGCAAAATACGTGAAGGAGAATGCAAATGGATAACAAAGAAAACAAAAGAACCTCACGCGAGTCAGATAGTAGAAAAGCAAATATGCAAAAAACTAGCTGGGCTCCACCATCCAGTTTGGATGCACCACCTGCCCCACAGGGTTTTAGCCATCGTTGGATAAGAATATCTGTGGCTGGTTTTGATGATACGGCTAACGTAACAAAAAAACTTAGAGAAGGTTGGGAGTTTGTTAGAGCAGAAGAGATGAAAAATTCTCCTGATATACACAAATATCCAATCGTTAAACAGGGACAATATGAAGGGTGTATAGGAATTGGAGGCCTTGTGTTGGCAAGGATACCTGAGGAGATCTTAAAATCTCGCGCTGAGTATTTCAGAAGAATTACTCAAGATCAAATAAACGCGGTGGATAACGATCTAATGAAGGAACAACGACCCGAAATGCCGATCAATATTGATAGGCAAAGTAGAGTTACCTTTGGTGGTAGAAATAAAAGCTAATTATTTAGTAATATCTACCCACAGATAAGTAACTATTAATTGTTAAAAATAAATAAAAAGGAAACAAACTATGGCAAACGTAAAAGAAATGTTCGGTCTAAGACCTTACAGAAAACTAGACGGTACACCTTTAGTTGGAGCCCAAAACAGATATACGATAGCAAGCGGATACGCAACTGCGATCTTCCAAGGTGACTTGGTAGTTCCAGTAGCTGCTGGAAACATCGAAAGATATTCAGCTGCGAATGCTGCTGGCTTATCTACAGCTGTTGTGGGTGTTTTTAACGGTTGTTTTTACACAGATCCTACTACTCAAAAGCCTACTTTCAGTAATTTCTACCCAGGTAGTATTGCTGCAAGTGATATAACAGCTTTTGTTGTAGATGACCCAGACGCGGTGTTCTTAGTAGATGCTGATGAAGCATTTACAAGAGCGGACTTGTATAAGAATTACGCTGTTAACAATACAACAGGTGTAACTCAAACAGGGTTATCAAAAACTCAACTCGATGTATCAAATTCAGGAACAACAGTATCTTTTGTGCTACAAGCAATTGATATTTCACAGGATCCTGAAAATTCTGATACAGCAACATCAAACGCTAATATTTTGGTGAGAATAAACCACCACCAATATAGAAGCAGAACAGGAATAGCATAATGGCCATATCACGAGCACAGCTAGTTAAAGAACTAGAACCAGGCCTGAATGCATTATTCGGTCTTGAATACAACAGATACGAAAACCAACACGCACAGGTTTTCCCTTCTGAAACATCTGACAGAGCTTTTGAAGAAGAAGTAATGTTAAGCGGTTTCGCTTCTGCACCAACTAAACAAGAAGGTGCTGGAGTAGTGTTTGATACAGCAGGTGAAACTTTCACAGCTAGATACACACACGAAACAATCGCTTTAGCATTTTCTATCACAGAAGAAGCTATCGAAGATAACTTGTACGACAGATTAGCAGCAAGATACACAAGAGCTCTTGCAAGATCTATGTCGAACACGAAACAAGTTAAAGCTGCAGCAGTTTTAAACAACGCGCAAGTAACAACAGTAACTGGTGGTGACGGAGTATCATTAATAAATGGTTCTCACCCATTAGCAACTGGCGGAACTTTCTCGAATGTTTTAGCAACAGCAGCTGACCTTAACGAAACGTCATTGGAACAATCTTTGATTGACATCCAATCTTTCGTTGATGAAAGAGGACTAAAAATCGCCCTTAACGGTGTTAAAATGGTACTTCCAAAAGAATTACAATTTACAGCGGAAAGATTGATGAAGTCTCCTCAAAGAGTCGGCACTGCAGATAATGACATCAACGCAATAGCTAACATGGGAATGGTTCCTCAAGGTTATGTAGTTAATAACTTCTTAACTGACACAGACTCATTCTTCTTGTTAACTGATGCACCAAACGGTTTTAAACACTTCGTAAGAAGCCCAATTAAAACTGCTATGGAAGGTGACTTCGATACTGGAAACGTTAGATTTAAAGCTAGAGAAAGATACTCTTTTGGATTTTCTGATCCAAGATGTGTATTTGGTAACGGTAAATTACCTACAAGCTAATACTAATTATCAGTATTAAAATTTAAGGGGCGGTGTTCACATCGCCCCTTTTTTTATGTATAATGTAAAGACCTAGAATAAATTTATTATGTAGACTGGCTAGGCAGACGCTATAGAGACTACATAAATTAAACCGCTATAGAGGAGAAAATATTATGGCATCAACTACGTTCAATGGACCAGTAAGGTCCGAAGGTGGCTTTCAAATGGCTACAAAAAATGCATCATCAGGTGCAATCACAACTAGAATGAGTTCAGGTATGCCTGACTTAACTGGTTTATTATTAGCAGACACAGCAACAGCTACAAACATCTCAATTGCAGATGGTATTATAGCAGTTGTTAATTACACTGGAGCAGCAGCATGTACGGTAGCATTACCTGCAGCTACTAGAGGTGCAATTGCTGTTTATGTTCAATCTAAAGACACAGCTGGCGGAACTGCAGCTTTAACTTTTGACGCAGCAGGAACTGACGTGTGGGCTACTAGTTCGTTAATAGAATCAAGAGCAGCAAATGAAGTAACTTTTGATACTTCAGCAGCAAATGAAACTAAATTAGTTTTCACTCCAGCTGATGCAGCAACTAATGTTCTAACAACTGGTGGAAAAATTGCTTTCATGTGTTTTGAAGAAGGTACATGGCACATTGCAACTGAATTTACTGGTGCAGCAGCAGCTGTTACTGGTGCATTTGCATTTGCAGCGTAATAATTAAACTGGTGCTCCTTCGGGAGCACTTAATTAGGAGAAAAAATGTCAAGTACAAGTATACAAGCTAAAATGTTTAAAGCTGTCGCTGCAAGCACAACGGCAATTGCTGCTGTGCAATCTAAAACAGGTGCTGCAGATATGACTCTTACTGGAACTGCAGTAAACGATGGTTCAAACATGTCAACGACTGTTACATTAACCTCTGCATCTAATAATGCTTCTGTAGGTTTCACAATTACAGGGACTGACGCAAATGGCAATGCTGCTTCTGAAACTATAGGAACTGGTCCAAACTCTAATACAGTTACGGGTTCTACAAAGTTTCTAACAGTGACTAGCATTAGTCATGATGCAACCATTGCAGCAGTGTCTGCTGGATTTACAGCAACAACTGATACTACAGGTATAGTATTTGCTGGAGCGACAAGAGTTAGAGGAATGCATGGAGTTTCAAACGCTTCAAGCGCTGGTGCTATGATAATTAGAAACGGATCACAATCAGGAGACAAAAGACTAGAACTAGATGCACCCGCTGCAGCTGGAATGCTAGATCCTTATATTCCTGATGAAGGTATAAGATATCCCAACGGTGCTTTTATAAATATAAGCGCTGGTTACGATAGTGTAACGGTATTCTTTGATGGAAGTTACTAATTATACATTAGAACTATTAAATTTAAAACGT